ACTCACTGTCGCCCTCCCATCCGTCACACTCAAAGGTAACTATAGCCATGTAGCCCCACTCTGGTACGTCATCGTCCACCATGACTGCATCGGGGAACCCAGCCTCTTTAGCGGCCCTCATGGTCTGGTAGTACAAAGTAACATTAAGCGTCATATGCCTCCTCCTCCAGTTCCTCTTGGAAGCAGTCTAGCTTCCGAATAAGTTTGTCCTCAAAGCGGTCTAGTATTTCTTCTGCAGAGATCTGTAGTGCTTCCAGAAGATCGTCGGGATCGTAAATGTGCAAGAGACGCTCCTTAATTTCGTCTAGTGTCAGAGACATAATCAACCAACTCCTTAAGTGTATCTATATTATACCACAGAATACCGTTGTTGTCACACCATTCTGCCATAGTTCTCTTGGTGCTCTTACTTACTTTCTGGTTAGGCTTCATCAGTACAAATATGAGTTCATGTGATGGCGGTAGGCAGTTAGAGACCGAACGATACTTCTGTGTGTCTCCTGATCGAAAGTATCCTTTGCACTCAATGAGGTAGGAACGCCCGTTACGCTCGTAGACAAAGTCCGGTGTGTACTTTCGTTCGATGCGGTAGTCCACTTGGAACGGTTCGTAGCTAAAGCCAAATGGTTGTAACTTTTGTGCGACATCGTACTCAAACCCCGATCTAAATTCATTAGGAAATTTCCGCGACTTTCGGCTCATTGACCACCTCTGTTAAGTATCTGGGACCACTTGAGTACAGGAATGTTCTTACTCCTGAGTAGCATGTATGCTTGAAAGGACAGTACGAACAACCGACTGCGAGCTTCATGTTTCCACTTTTGCCATCTGGTACTACTGCGTGGCAGTGCTCTGGCGCTTCCGGTTGCTCCACTAGCTTTTTTACACGTTCGATGTGCTCCTCTATGTCGTAGCCTATCTTCTCGTACACAGGAGCCTGAGTATCCTCAGAGTCGTACATGAGGTACGTCAGGTGTCCGTTCTGCTTGTCCATCGCTAGCCAACCAAACTTACTTTCCCCTTCAGAATGTGCATACGCCTTAATTTGAGCAACGTATCCAAACGGATCATCAAAAGCGAGACTTCCGTCTTTGAATTTCTTAAACCCAAAAGTGGAAGTGCTTTTAACATCAGTGACAACACCGTCAATTTTACAGTCCATAGAACCAGTGATGCCTCCCACCTCACATTTCTTTTGCTCATCTGTTACCTCGTGTCCAGAGATCCTAGTGAGGAACAACAGCATCTCCTCAATCAAATGCCCGTACATAAATTTAACGTAAGTGTTAGGGGTCATCTCCTCTTGTACGTCGGGGTTGTTAACTACGTTCCAGAGGTAGCGATCATCTCTTCCGATGTTGGACATGCGTAGCTTACGTCCGTCTCGTTTCTCAGTGAAGAGGTTAGACATGAGTCGCTTACAGTTCTCCCCGAACCGTTCGATCTCCTCGTACAGATCAACACCCTCAGGTATCTCCTTCTCTGAGACTACCTTGTAGATATCGTCTACTAGTCTGTAAATATCATTCATTGTTTTGTCCGTTTAAGTAAGTGATTGCGGCCTGTAGTACTTCCGTGTTGTCGTTGAACCCACCTAGCGCCCTGTTGCACTTATGACACAGCCAGCCCCTAAAGGTTTCTTGTTCGTGATCGTGGTCTAGTACCCAGCTTCCGTTCTTTGTGTTTCCTGTGCCTTTTACGTCCTCCTCTGATCCCTTGCAGATGGGACAGTGGTAGCCCTCCTCTGGCATCCCGTGTTTGTCCCTGAGACGCTTACGTACCTTCTGCATCTCGTTGTTACACTTGCGGCACTCAGCCCTTAGGTAGTTACCGCCTGAGGCCATGTTGTAAGCGTCCAGTGGTAAGTACTGGTCACACTTAGAACACACCTTGCCGTGTCCCGCACCTAAGTCCTCGTGCTCAAAGAAACACAACTGATCCATTAGTGCGTCTCTGCCCATGTGTCTCCGACTTGGTACTCCCCGTCGAGGGGGCATCTGAGTTCAAAAGATAAGCCAGCCTCCTTGATTGATTCCACTGCGAGCTTCCCAAACATCTCTGCTTGTTCTGTAGCCACCTCCGATTGTATCTCGTCATGTATGTTCCCTATCAGTTTGTAGTCTAACCCTAAGGACTTCGCCTGTTCGTCTAAGAGGACTAGGGCTTTCTTCATAACGATTGCCCCAGCCGCCTGTAGCAGTGTGTTTAGTGCACTATGCTCTGATCGGACCCAGAGCTTTCTTCCGTCGAGACCTTTAAGCCAGCCGCGCTTAGACGCCGTTCCAACTCGTGTTCGTAGAGTTTCAAGAGCAGGTGTGTTTCGTAGAAAGCGTTGCCTAAGCTCACTGCCATCTCTTGCAGTTCCTCCGACGATGCTTCCGATTTTAGCGTCTCCTGCTCCGTAGAGGAAAGCATAGATGAAAGTCTTTGCCTGAGGTCGTGTTGCAAGTCCTGAAGCAATTTGATTTCTGGTGTGAATGTCTTCTTTAAGTAGGACATCGGTAAACTCCTGATCGTTCATGTAGTGAGCTAACATGCGTAGCTCTAGTCCACTGGCGTCTGCGCCTACCAGCTTACGCCCCTCTGGTACAATCCAGCAGTCTCTGCACTCCTTACCGTACACTGAGTTACTAGAGGGGACCTGTGCCATGTTGGGGTTCTGGTGAGTCATGCGTCCTGTGACAGCGCCGTTAGTCGTGACCCGCCCGTGGACCCTCCCGCTGTCCCTTACGTGTTCTAGCCACGATGATACTTGCGCGTACCTTTTTTGCAAGAGTAGGTACTCAAGTACTTGCCCAGCCTCCGGTACGTGTTTATTCTCCTCAAGTGTTTTCTCGTCCACCTGCGGCCTACCACTTGGAGTGAGTTCCGACCATACCGCACCCTTAGCTTCAAGTCTTGTTGCCACCTGTTGTCGGCTACCCGGATTAAAGATAGTAACCTTATCCTTGAGGCGGTTCCCCGTCTTGTCTGACCACCTCTCTTCGATAATAGGCGGGAACACTTTCTGGAGTTCCTCTTCAATAACATACATGCGCTCCTTAAACTTAGCACACAGCATGTGGCACAGGCGCTGATCCAGTAGCCACCCGTTGCGAACCTGCTCCTGTATGATCCACTGTACCTCGTGCTCCAGATCAATACAGTTACTAGAGAATCCCTGTAGCTCTGTCTGTAGCCTGTTGTACACAGCCTCAGTTACTTCGGTATCTCTAATGCAGTAGTCGATCATGTCAGGGGTTAGCTGGCTCCAGTCCTCGTGGTCGCCCTTAGGGTAGCCTAGGATGTTGCCCCAGTTCCGCAGGGAGTGACCGCCTGATCTACTAGGGTCAGCTAGTCTGGACAGCACTAGAGTATCAAGGACAGCGCCCCTAGTAAAAGTAAAGTTCCAAAGACGGCTGACCACAGGAACATCAAAGCCAATTCCGTTGTGGAAGACGTACTTAGCTCCCTCTTTACGCGATACATAATCCTTGAAATCTTGCTCATTGCATATTACCTCGCTCTCTCCGTTGTGGCGACAGACAGCACACCAGATTACACTGGGGTCTAGACCATCGGTCTCTATGTCCATGAAGACTAGGTTACTCAAAACTCTGTCTCCGGTGGGTTAGGGTTAGCGCACTCGTGAATGCGTCCGGTAAACTTGTCGTACCGTAGGAAGCAGGCGGGTCCAGTTTCACCAGAGTAACGATTCTTTAGGATACGTACAGTCGTAGTATTCCTAATGTCTTCGTCTTGGTTCTGCTGGTCACGCTCCATGCCGATGACGATATCGGATAGCTGTGCGATACTCTGAGATCCACGGAGGTCCTGCAGGCTGATCCTGCCACCGTCTTCGTGTGCTGTACCAGAGCTACGCCGCAGGTGTGAGACTAGGAACAGGGTGATACCCGTCTCAGCCACTAGCGTCCTAAGCTTGGTCATGATCTCGTCTATAGCTTTCCGTTCGTCCCCGTTCTCTTGAGAAGAAACCACGATTGACAAGTGGTCGAGGATGATATATCGACAGTCGCAGGCCTTTGCCATGTGCCGTACTCTTGAAAGAAGCTCATCGGCTGACGTTGATCCCCAGTGATCGAACAGGTAATAACGTCCAGACCCCATCGTTGCTTCCCAATGAGGTCTAAGCTCATCAATAGGCGAGTCTTCCTCCAGATGGAGTCTCCTAGATGATGCCACCGACATAATTCCCAGAGCTGTCGTTGCGACATCTTCCTCCAGTGCAAGTACACCGATGTTGGTGTCTGTGCGTTGAAGCAAATCGTACTCAAGTTCTCTGATAAACTGTGATTTTCCCATACCACTACCGCTGGTGATAGTGACGAGTTCGTACGGCCTGTGTCCTCTTGTGACTTCATTTAGTCCGTCCCACGGGTACGGTATGCTCTGCACCTGTCGTTTGTTTACTAGCTTGTCCCAAGTCTCGTTACCCGCAATGATGCCGTCGGGCCTGTAAGTCTTGGCGTCCCAGAAGGCCTGTGTAAACTCCTGCACCCTGTTAGCCATCAGCATTTCGCTGGCGTCCTTCATGGGTAGGTTACAGATCTTGAGTTTGTTAGGACTAAAGAGGTCCTTGATTTGCTCTAGAGCTAACTCACCGGCCTTGTCTTGGTCAAAACAGATGACCACGTTATCGTACCCTTCTAGCCACTCAAGGTTAGCCTTGATCTCCTTAGAGGCGCTAGATGCTCCTGCCCTGAGTGACACAACGTCGTACTTCTGTCCGAACATCTCGTAAACTGACATAGCGTCCAGTTCACCTTCTGTTACGACTAAGTACTTGCCTTTGCCCCGACAGTGCTTCTGCCCGAACAGGCCCACGTTACTCTGGTCACCTGATGCACTAAACTGCTTAACGGTGCGTTTTTTAGCCGCCACTAGCTCACCAGTGTCTTTATCGTGGTACGGGTAGTAGTGTGTTTCTATAGTACCGTCCGGAGCGTAGTCTACTGTCACTTGGTAACGCTTACACGTTTCCTCAGACAGCCTCCGGTCAGAAATACGGGACACTACGCCACGCATGTTTAAGTTTGTAGGTGTAGCCACTTCTGACACCTCTCCTGTGTTTCCGTTTACGTGATACGTGCAGTCTGGGGAGAAACAATGCCGCCCCCCGTTAGAGTAGACGGCAAGGTTATCCTTACTACCACACTGAGGGCACTCCTCGTGGTACAAGAATTTATCAGTCATCAGAAGTCAGCCATTTCCTCTGACATTTCTGGAAGCTCTAGGACCTTGACGGCCTCTAGATACGTGGGCGTACCGTGTACAGGGTGTGCTGGACCCGTCTTGTACTTTAGGCGCACCTTAGCGTTGTACGGGACCTCGCCCTCAAAACGGTTACCCTCAGCGTCTACACGCATGATGTCGTACTTCGACTTAAACTTACGCTGTTTAGAGCCTTCGTACTCCTTGATCTTCACACCGTCTGCAGACAGCGCGGAAGCATCGTCCTCAGACATAGTGATAGTCATGCTGTACGCACCAGTAGACTGACCGTTGTATACGTCGTGTTGTGTGACGTTGCTAAAGTTTACTGTACCTTCAATAACTTGACTTGACATAATGGAATAATCTCCGTTTGTTAAAAGAGTTCCCTAGGGAACACCTATAGTATCTCACGTTCCAGAGGCTTTGTCAACCGTTTACCCCTAGACTGGTACTTTTTGGCATCTTTCTTTCTGTCTGTGTGTACACCTCCTTTGTTGTGATCGTGTTTAGCCACAGGATTCCAGCGCCTATCTTTAGTAGTCATAAGTCCTCCTATGGTTACTACAGTAGTACTACCTAACGTACTTACTAAGTTTAATCTCTAGTACTACTATAGTCATTCTTTAGTACTCTTTAGTAATACTTAAGTATATTTTATCATAGTTTTCCTGTAGAGTCAAGACATCATCTTGTAAAATAGTACCGTCATTATCTATTGACTCCGTATTCTCTAGCTCCCAGTGAGTAGCTATAGAGACTGTCAAACATTCTGTACACATGTCATAGTGTACCCCGTTGGCGTCCTTCTTAAGTACTTCTAAGTCATCTAGTAGTACGTCACAAGCTCTACATCTCATCTTTAGTACCCCCTGAGAAGGCCGCAGACAGGCAGAAGTAGGCTACTACCCCTAGGGCCACT